CCGCACTTACCCAAGCACCACCAGTAGTAGTGCCAGATGCCCTAATCTGCCAATTAAACTTACCTGTATCAGTTGGCATTGCCGAAAGTGCTGTGAGAATAACAATCGCATCTAAATTATTTGGAGATGCTTTGAGACGCAAAGATATTACAGGATAAAATGTTCCTTCGGTTGTTAAAGTTCTTGGAGATGTGACCGCAATTCCTACTGCCTGCTGTATTCCATTAAGATTATAACCACCCTCTGAAATTACCGAGGAACAAATCTGTTTGAGATTACTTGTACTTGTGGTTATTCCAGTATTAGCGATCTCATATCTCAAAGGAAGTGATGCTGTTGTAATATAAGTTGATTCAACTATGTTTGCGTGATGAAATGTATGGCAGTGAATGAATGCTCCATCAATTACAAAACCTATTCTTACGGAACCAACACCCAACCATTCAATATCCATCCATAAGATTTGTGCTTTGGATGAATTTAATGTAACACCAGAAGGACCTGTGCCGTCTAATTTATCAATATTCCAGTCTTCCTGCGCAACTCTTGTTGTTGTTCCAAGAGATAAACTTTTCTCTACAAAATATGCAGTATCCCCATCAACCTCAAAATACATTCCATTATCAGCACCAAAATATCCAACTCTTTGACGAAGATTTGTTTTCTTGGGGTTCATTACAAATGTATTCAATACCAGCAAAGACTTTCCTGGTTGATATGCGAATACTTTTGTTGTTTCTCTAATCACAGAACAACCAGCAGTAGTTCCAATACCAATATTAATCAAACCCTGTGCGGTTACAAATCCAACTGTAGAACCAGTTCCTACAACTAAACTACTCCAGAGGTTATTGTCCCTATATCTGTGAGAACTATCAAAAAGTGTGAGTGGATTTGATACTCTTAAACGACCAAATGCATCGTGTTGATCTAAACTTGGTTGATATAAATGAGACATTAGACTACCCTCCAGGAATTACTTTTCCATATGAATGTTAAACTACCAAAATCAAAAGCAAGAATTGCTCTATCTCTACCATCAATCAAATCAGACCCAGATGGAAGTATTGTAATATATCTATTCGTTCCTTTGGATGCTTCTCCCAGTTCATCTTTGACAACAAAAACTTTCCCTTCTCTGTCTGCTCTTGGTAAAGTAATGCTAACTGCACCGGCATAATTTACGCCGATGTAGTAGTCCTGTGGTCTTATGAAATATGATGATGTAGTCACGGATGTTGTGGGAACATCCATATAGGTGAGATTTGTTTCACCACCTCCACCTAATGTAGAGAGTTGTTGCTGAATACGAGAAAGAAAAAGTTTATAATGTTTTTGTAAATCATCAAGTGTTGCAAAGTTTTGATTAAGTGGTGATAAAGGGTCCGGTGTTTTTTCTTCTGGTGAAATATTAAGTAATCCTTCCTTTATGGGTTTCTTCTCTACTTTAGATAATCTGTCATAATAATCCGGCAACTCATCAATATGTTGAGATGCTATTGTAGTCGCCAGTTCTACATCCTTTGTATGTTCTTTTTCTACTTTAGTTCCTTTTTTGAGTTGATTTTTAATTTGAGAAATAGAAACCTTATGTTTCTTTGCCAGTTGTTCTGGAGTTTTATGAGGTTTAAGTTGCTCCACAAAAAGTCTATCAAAAGAATCTCCAATCAAAGAATCTATTTCTTCTTTTTTCTTTTTCTTTTCTTCGGCAACTAATCTAAAAAGATCTGATAAATCACTCATAATGTCACCATTTTACACGATCCGCCCAGTAAGCCGCACTCATCTTTCCTTTGGCAATATTCTTTGCGTGTCTTGATTTAAATCTTTTGCGTCGATTGGCGTATGATTTTGATTCTCCTTTTTTCTTTGGAGAACCCTTCACGCCTCTTTGACCGAAACGAATTATTTTTTCCTCCCCACCTTCACAAGCCTTTACAACGTGAGACTTACCCGTAAGAGAATCTCCTACGGGACTAGACTTTGGGGAGTTACATTTCATCTTGGACTTATCTAATGCCTCATACATAAACTCGCCAAAAGTTTTTACCTTAAAACTCATCTCTTCATCCGTAGATCCATGAACCTTATGCTCTCCACTATCAATATAATCAGCGGCAGCATCAATATAATCTGCTGCTTTGGTAATTTTTGATTGAACCCAAGCTTCGATATTGCCTTCACCTTTCATTTTTTTGCGAAGTCTTTTTGCCGCAGAAACTATTGTAGAAAGTTCTGATCTAGCCATAGAGTGCTCGTGATCTGGTTCTTTGGATTCATTTGCCGGATGAACTTGAGCGATACTATATTTTAGTTGATTTGATCCAAGTGCTGATGGCACAGAGAACATATCCCAATACTTTGAACCATATCTACATTCACTACGAGTCTCATCTTTACCACATTTGGGGCAATATCTAATCATTTGCGTCTCCTCTGTTTTAGTTCCCCAATTAGCGGCACCAACCTTGCGACATTTAACAAGTGCTCCTGAAGCATAAGCAGAAGGCCAAACATCATATCTTGATTTTACTTTGGAATAGCAAGCATCTTTTTTGCCACTACCTTTTCCCTTAATGTCCTTTTCTTCGTTCATTTTCTTTTTTGGTTTGTCGGTAGAAACATAAGTTGGTTTTGCGGCACCTGATTTTGATTGCTGGTTTTTATCTGCTTTCTTTTTTCTTCTTGCTGCCGACAATCTTTGCGCTTTAGTCATACTTTTTCTTTTGTTGGAGGAAACGCATTTGGGAACGCCTTCTCCAGGTTCATCACTCGCACAAGTTCCACCGGTTACTACATTCACCCAACCAGGTTTTTTATCAACTGATTTTGATCCCTTAAACCATTTGCGAAGAGAACCCATTTACCAAATATGATTATTCTTTATTATTTAGAAACCCTTGCTTTAACAGTTTTGACAATTCGGTAGTTGATCCAATAAAAACAGCATTATTAGTTACATTTGTAGTTTTGGATACATCCTCCTCAACTTCCTTAACTTTTTTCTGTAGATCTATTAATTTATCCGCAACATCCCCTACACTCTTAATTAACTGACCGGCAACTTCGTATGCTCTTGGAGAACCACCTTCGCTCGCAAGTTCCATTATCCCATTTATTGCCTCCTGACCCTTCTCTATCAAAGAATATAAATTTGCTCTGGAGTATTCATAATCTTTGATAATATCATCAGATCTGGATGAAGACACATCAATTGGAATATCAATTGATGTAGAAGACTTTTCTACCTCAACGATACTACTCTCGATATTCAGAGCCTTATCCAAATCTTCATAGTTATTTTTCATAATCTATTAAATATCCGTTTGTTGAGTTGGGCTATATGTTTTACTGTCAAAAAACATTTCTACCGACTCGTTGAATCCAAAATCATCATCAGGTCCGGCATCAATTGGATCTGGAGTGACAGTATATCTCATCTCTCTCTTTGCGACTTTTGGATCAGTTCCGGTATAATAATCCACCTGAACCTTACGAATGAGTCCATCTGTACTGTCTGCGACAGGACCAAACAGATATGTTTTTGCTGTAAAATTTAGTGTATATATTAGAGTTCTTCGGGTGGAATAATCTCCTTCATAATCATCCGTAAAGGAAACGCTGTCTAAAACTATTGGAATATCTCGTTTTTCTCCTATAGAATCCACCAAATCAACGGTCAAATTAAAAGATGGTTGAAAATTGGGAAGAATCTGCTCCACAACTTGTAGGGCATCATCTTGTAATTTAGTCATAATATTCAACTGAAATCCAATATTATAAGGAACCGGCATATAAACTTTCTTTATAGTATCACCATTTCCGCAAGTCTTAAATGTCTGTATTATACTTGCTTTTCTTGTTGAGTCATACTGAATAGATGTCATCTCAAATGACATTCTTGGTAAAGTAATTTGAATTGGTTTATTTAATTCTGCCTGTTGCTCAATTCTGGAAAGAAACTTTTGCATAGGTCCATATCCAAGAGGAACCTTCATCTGACTGATTGCTACATCAGATGAATTTTTATGTTCTATGTAAATGTCATTAAAAAGCGTTCCAAACGCAGTAACCGTCTTTCTTATAATTTGGTGGTAGAAGTAGGTTCCTAGCGTTTTCCTGTACCCGTTTATTCAATTATTAACACATTATATATTTATAGTATCAATATGTACCAAATGGATTAGATTCTGAAAAATCCAATATCAAATCAGCTTCGGTTTGTACTTGTAAATTATCACCATAAGTATCATATGGATTCCAATTACTGTAAGACTCTGTGGAGTACTGGG